TTTGTTAAGATCTGCAATACCAGATTGCACATAAGTAATAGAATCATTTGCAATCTTGACGCCACTTGTTGCGTTGTTAACGTCAAAGGTTGAACTGATAAATCCTTTTGGATTATACATGTAGTATTCTACATATTCACCAAAATCATAAGCATAAGCATTTGCTGCATTTGCTGTGCTTGCTGATAATACTTGTGCTAACTTTGGATCTTTATTTTGTACTCTTACTTTTTTAATTTTAAGTGGATCAATATATCTAAGTTCTGTAATACCAGCTTTTGGATTAGCAAGATCAATTACTTTATGATAATATAATCTACCATCAATATACCAAGTTCTGAAAATTTCATGTGCTCTGGTATCAAAACTTAGCAAACGTTTTAAATAATCAAACTCTTCTCTTATTTTTCTTTTGATTGATTCACTAACATCTAAATTAGTTAATTCAATTTGTACGGGACTATCATCTAAACTAGAATTAATTGATTCATTAACAATTTCATCAATTGCCGAATCAACTTCTGGGTGCATCGACATATCACGATAACGCCTAATGAGATCAAACTCATTACGCGCTATTCCATCTATATCTACATAAGAACCAAAATAACCACCTGCTACCGTTGTTACTGCATCATCAGCTGAAGGAGGAATTGGGGATTGACCCTTTATTTCCTCCTGCTTACTTTTAATAGAAAATCCAAATAGTTGACTCATAGTTAATTAATTCACTATAACTTCTTGAGTTATTTAGCGTTACTCAATAGTTCCTGTGCTAGCACCAGTTGCGTTAGATTTATTTACCACTGTCCAATACTGGAGTTGAAATTCAACTGTGAAATCTTCAATCTGATCATTGCTATCATAAGCAAGATCAATCTGAGATACGTTAGTTGGAAAACAACCTACTAAGTTATAACTACGCAGAATGCTTCCACCCACAGTTGCATCTCTTTCTAATTGATCAACTGTAATATTGGCGGTATAACCTGCTGTTGAATTTGGAACAATTAATTCGGCAGTGTTGGCATCGTGAGCATTAATACTACGCATCCATCTTTCCATAGCATGACGAACTTTAAAATCTCTGTCATTAATAAATGTGGCAGTCCAAGTATCAAAGGTTCTATCCCCTGCTATTTTAACTGTTCTTCCTCTGAAAGGAACTTCAATAACACCTAAGTTTGATGCTGGTAAAGCAGCAGATTTACATAGAAGATTTACTAAATCAACTGTGTCACCAGTTGGTCTATCTGCTGCGGTGGATGGAAAATTAATTGTTGCCAAAAACAGGTTGGGGCGTACACCCTGATTAACCTTTCCTAAAAATGCACTTACGTTACTAGTGATTGCCATTGATGTTTACCTCGTGATAATTTTAAAAAGAAGATTTAACGACCAGTTACTTCAGAAAAACTCACTCCAGATCTTGTAGCAACAAAAGTAATTGTGATGTAGTTAATTGAGCGAGTTGGTTTTACATAGATTTCTGCAACAAATTCATTTCTGTCAATGACATCTGCTGTGTTATTTGTCTCATCACAAATAACTAAAAAGTCAGTAACGCCTCTTTTTGCTTGAATTTCAGAAAGGAATGAATTAGCAGCACTCGAAAAAGAGGAACGAGTTGTGGTATCGTTGAGTTCGAAAAGAACTGTTTTAGCAAGTTGTCCGATTCTCTTTTCCATTGATAGGAAAAGACGGCGAACGTTGATTCTATCAAAAGCACTTGGAGCACCAAGAGCAGTTTTATCTCCAAAAAGAACAACTCCTTGACCGGGAAAAGAAGCAATTGGATTAATTCTTTTTTGGTATAACTTGTCTCTATCTGTTTTGGAAGGAACGTAAGCAAGCTTCACAGCATTGCGAATGCTTCCTTTATTTACTCCAGCAGGTGATATCCAATCTTCAGCATTCAGTGAAACCTGCACACAAGTACCAGCAACATCAGCATTACAAGGAATGTAACGATAAGTATCATTATACTTGTCGTAGATATATTTGTATCCACTATCTAACACAGCATAAGAGCTGCTGCCGATAGAATCGAAAAAGGTGATGATATCATCTCTTTGAGCAGTAGGAGAAGAAAGAGTTACAAATCCTCTGTGAGGAGAAACAAAAGCAATACAATCTTTTCTTGTAGAAGCAATATCAATTGCTTTCTGTGCTTTTGTTATTTGATCTGCTTCTATTGCCAAACTTCCAGCAGCAAGAATAAAATCAATTTCGATTTCTTCAGTATCTGCAAAAAGATCAAAAGAAGTATTGATTGTTGATACGTTAGTTGTGTAAGCATCAACTCCAGCACTCAAAGTGCTAGTGGAATTTCCAGCAGCAGGAGCAGTTGTTCCGGCATAGATATATGCTGATCTGGATTTTATCACGTCTACGTAATATGTAGAAGCACCTTGCTCGTCTTTAGCGGTAGACAAACGTGAAAGATAAACAAATGTTTCTAATACATTGTTATTAGCATCTAATACAACAATGTGTAAATCGTTTGCTCCACCTGGATCTCCAGCAATAGTAGTCCACTTAACAGATCCGTAAAGATTTTCAGTATCGTAGGTAGCAACACCACCATCAATAACTGCTATCTTAAGACCATTTGCCCAAGTGCCAGCAGTGCGAGCAGCAAACTTCCAAGCATAACCAGAATAATTTGCTTCGTAATTATCAAATGACTTGATAGTTGGAGCAGAAACAGCGGCAGATGTTACAACTGGATATACTGTTGATAAAGTAGTTGCAGTGCCAGTAGCAGCAAATGTAAGCAAAGTAGCAGTAATTGTTGATGTTACAATTAAAGCAGCAGTAGTGCCAAGTGCTCCTCTCGTAACAACTACATCGTTACCTTCTACATCAGTAATTAAAACAATCTCTGTGTTGGCATTAACACTATTTGTTAAGCGAAAGTATGCACCAGCAGTAAATCCAGTAGCATCAGTTAAAGTGATAATGTTTTCTGAAGCATCGATTGCTTCGTTAACAACAGTTGTGGTTGCTGAGTTAGCATAAGACCACTTAGTAACAGCAGCACCACTTGCGTGATTAGCAGCAGATGATCCCAGTTGTGCTCTGGTTACCGTTAATGTATCTTGACCAGTAGTGTTAGTTGCTGTAACTAAGAAATATTCATTATCGACTTTAACATAATCGCTAGTGGCAAATGAAGCAGCACCATCAACATTAAGTTTAGTTGCGTCTGTTGTTTCAGCACCAACTTCAGAAACACTATTTTTAAGTAATGCGTCTTCAATTCTTACAATTTGAAGTTGACCGCCGTATGAAAGAAAGGTGGAAGCTGAAAACCAATCTTCGTAGTTGTTGCCGTTTGGGGCACCGAATATTTCTAAGAGCTCCCTTTCGGTAGCAATGTTTGTAATTGTTCCTACTGGACCTTTTACAAAACTACCAACCAACGCAGCAGTATTTGCTTGCTGATTTACAATAGTTTGTCCAGTTAAATCACGCTCTCTTAGAACAATTCCAGGTGATACTTGACCTGCCATGTGTTTCTCCTCGTGAAAAATAAGTCATTTTTTATCTAAAAGTATTTATTAAAAAGTCATTTTTAGAAACCAAGCATATATTCTACATCAGCATACGGATTACCATATCCATCTGTATACCAAATGTTTCCGTCTTCATCTATAATTTTTTCTTCCATTTCAGAAATTCCATCTGACAAAAATCCAAACGGTGCCATGTCTTGTTCTATTTGATTTTTTTGTTCATCGTATATTCTTTTACGAACATCATTATCAGTCATTTCCCTAAAGTAGGGTTGCACAGCTAACCACGCAAAAATAACAAGACACATTACGAGGTCATCATTATATCCATCATCTGCTTCAAACGATTGATTTTTTTGAATGAATGTTGTCAACTCACTAATAATTTCATAATCAGATATTATTAATTTGTCATCTTCAATTAATGTCTTTAAGTTGGAGCATCCAACCTTCTTAGTCACCTTAGACATTTTTAAACCTAGTTGAGATTTACTTCCGGAAAATCCTTGACCAACAATCTGACCTGCTCTACCTCTCATAGCACACATTAGAATATTTGGATACTCTAAATCATAATGAAGAATATTACCTACCTGCTCTCCAATATCATTAATCTCGATAAGTATATATGTGTTGTTATAATTTCTAGCAACTTGATCTATAATATTGGGAAACAACATTGGTTTGATTTCGTTGTTTCGATATTTACATACTACCTTCCACGGAAGTGTAGTGATATCAAAAACAACAAAGGCAGAGAAATCATTATTTGTTCCACGAGAAACATCGACTGTCATTATATAATCTTTTTCTTTTTTTGCTTCTTCGTATACTTTTAAACCTTTACTATTATCTTGTATTGGTTCTTCATATGTCATTGACCTAAGTTTAGCAGCAGTAATGAGAGTATCAACTGACCCTAAGAACTCACATTCAAATTCCTGTGTAAACTGCCTCTCGGAGGTGTTTCTAATCGTCTCCTGCTTCCACGCTTCATCTCTACCAGGAACAGCACTCCAATGAACTTCAAGAGGCACATAACCGTTTCTACCACGCTCTGCGTCATGCCAGAGTTTGTAAAACATATTCATACCCTGTGGGGTAGAAATGATAATAACTTTTGTTGTCTTACCAGATGAGATAGTAGGATACACAGAGCTAAAGAATTGCTCTGCCATGTGATTAGGTACGAACGCAAACTCGTCAAGAAAGATAATATTGAATGAGTTTCCTCTAACGGCGCTAGAAGAGGTTGAGGCAGCGATTATCTTAGATCCATTATCTAGTTCCAGTGAACCTTTATTCCACGCTATGACGCCTTGCTGCATCCATGTGGGGAGATTTTCATACGCAAGTTGTAAACGAGATAGAAGTTCTCTTGATGTTTCTGCTTTGTTTGCTAGAATAGCAATCTTAACATTATCATTAAACACCGCATAATGTAATAGATAACAAATAACGGTTGTAGATTTTCCTGTTTGTCTCGGAAGTTTTGCTATGTTAAATCTGTGATTATGAAAATTTTCAATTAATTTTTCTTGAAAATCATACATCGTAAAAGGTATCAAACCCTGATCAAGGTTAATAATCTTTACATAATTTTTAGCAAAATAAATTGGATCTTCTTTACATTTAATAAATTCTTCTATCTGTTTCTTGGTAAAATTAATTGCTGTGTTTGCTTTTTTTAAATTAGGATTACCAAGATATAAATTATCAGCCATACATCCTCTTCATTTCTTTATCCATCTCATCCATTTTCTTCAATCTTTTTTCCCAAGTATCCCCACTTGTTGATCCTTTACACGGATTGATACATTCTGGAGCATTTACTCTATTA